ACGGAAGGCTGTTAACCTTCTTATCGTGGTTCGAGTCCACGCTGTCCCGCCAAATATGCTGGTTTAGCTCCAATGGTAGAGCGGTCGCCTTGTAAGCGAATGGGTAGCGGTTCAAGTCCGTTAACCAGCACCATAACTGAGCCGTAGCCACTGGCTATCCTGAACTCATCAGTGATAGTTACGCTGCGGCCTTCTACACATGACCTTCGTGAAAGCGGGTGGCAAGAGGCTGCGCTAACAACCTCCTGCCGTTTTGCCCGTGCATATCGGTCACGAACAAATCTGATTACTAAACACAGTAGCCTGGATTTGTTCTATCAGTAATAGACCTTATTCCTAATTAAATAGAGCAAATCCCCTTATTGGGGGTAAGACATGAAGATGCCAGAAAAACATGACCTGTTAGCCGCCATTCTCGCGGCAAAGGAACAAGGCATCGGGGCAATCCTTGCGTTTGCAATGGCGTACCTTCGCGGCAGATATAATGGCGGTGCGTTTACAAAAACAGTAATCGACGCAACGATGTGCGCCATTATCGCCTGGTTCATTCGTGACCTTCTCGACTTCGCCGGACTAAGTAGCAATCTCGCTTATATAACGAGCGTGTTCATCGGCTACATCGGTACTGACTCGATTGGTTCGCTTATCAAACGCTTCGCTGCTAAAAAAGCCGGAGTAGAAGATGGTGGAAATCAATAATCAACGTAAGGCGTTCCTCGATATGCTGGCGTGGTCAGAAGGAACAGATAACGGACGGCAGAAAACCAGAAATCACGGTTATGACGTCATTGTAGGCGGAGAGCTATTCACTGATTACTCCGATCACCCTCGCAAACTTGTCACGCTAAACCCCAAACTCAAATCAACAGCAGCCGGACGTTACCAGCTTCTTTCCCGTTGGTGGGATGCCTATCGTAAGCAGCTTGGCCTGAAAGACTTCTCTCCCAAAAGCCAGGACGCTGTTGCGCTGCAGCAGATTAAGGAACGTGGCGCTTTGCCGATGATTGATCGCGGTGATATCCGTCAGGCTATCGACCGTTGCAGCAACATCTGGGCTTCACTGCCGGGGGCTGGTTATGGTCAGTTCGAGCATAAGGCTGACAGCCTGATTGCAAAATTCAAAGAGGCTGGCGGAACGGTCAGAGAGATTGAGGTATGAGCAGAGTCACCGCGATTATCTCTGCTCTGGTTATCTGCATCATCGTCTGCCTGTCATGGGCTGTTAATCATTACCGTGATAACGCCATCGCCTACAAAGAACAGCGTGATAAAAAAGTCAGTGAGCTGAAGCAGGCGGCCGCCACCATTACTGACATGCAGCGACGCCAGCGTGCTGCTGATGCACTCGATGCTAAATACACGAAGGAGTTAGCTGATGCGAAAGCTGAAAATGATGCTCTTCGGCGCAAGCTTGATAATGGTGGCAGGGTGCTCGTCAAAGGAAAATGCCCTGTGCCATCCTCAGCCGAAACCTCCGGCGCCTCCGGCATGGGCAATGATGCCACCGTCGAACTCTCTCCAGTTGCTGGACGAAACGTTCTCGGTGTCCGGGACGGAATTATCCGCGACCAAACAGCACTGAGAACGCTTCAGGAATACATCAGGACGCAATGCCTTCGATGATAGCGATAATTTTACTCATCATCCTTCACATCTGGCTCTGTAGACAGGGTGATGATCACTTCTGGAGTGAATCCAGATTAAACATCTCATTGCTGATGCTTGATATTGAGCATCTTGCGCGCAGTAAGGGGCTGCGTTGAGATAAGAGCCAGTTCATTACAAATACCAGGATTTAGCCTCGCATTCGCGGGGCTTTTTATATCTGAATTTCACAGCGCATCTCACGCGCATATTAACGAGAGCCTTTCAGTAAGCGAGCCTGAGAAATGCCGTTATAGGTGGCGACCTCTCTCGGGCGGCTTTTCTGTGAGACAGGCTCACTTTCTAAAAGGTAAAGACGCTATGAATAATCATTCAGTTATTCCAGCCTTCGACTTCCGAGAAATGGTGCAAGCCAAAAACGGAGAGGTCGTTACCACATCCAGAAAAATTGCCAAGTACTTCGGCAAGCGACACGGTGATGTTCTCAGGAAAATCGAGCAGGTTAAGGCTGATTGCTCGCGTGAGTTTAGCCAACGCAATTTTGCGTCGGCTGATTATATCGATGAGCAGGGCAAGGTTCGCCCGATGTACAGCCTGACGAAAGATGGCTGGATCATGGTTGTGATGGGGTTCACCGGGAAAGCTGCTGCGGCAATCAAGGAGAGCTATATCGCAGCATTCAACTGGATGGCAGAGCAACTGAGCCGCCGCATGGCAATTGGCGAAGAAATGCAGCACCGCTACGCCATCAAAGAAACACGCTCAAAGCTGAAAGGTACGATCGGCAGTCGGTTAATGAACGAACGGAAGAAAGAGAAGCGTGTCCTGGCTGTCGAGCATGAATACATCTTGCAGGTGACACAGCCTGAACTGCTGATTAATTGAAGATGTCATTACAAAGCCTATCTACGGGTGGGCTTGATAATGAAACCGGAGTTAATTTCTGGTCACTAATTAACGGCAGTACAGCGAAACAACCCAAGCCAGTAAGTGGGGAAATAACACTGGCAGCCACTGAAAGATGAACCTCCTGCCTTATGGCAAAAAAGATTCTTTGTGGTGGCGGACTGATGGAAAGACATCGGTTATTGCAGAGACCATTCAATGAGTGGTCTCGACAATGGCTTATACCCTACACGGGATAACTTAACTGATATCCCTTTTAACGGATAAACGGAGCCAACAATGGCAGAGATTATTCCCATGACTGAAGAACAGAAATTCCAGTTAGAGATTTACAAGCTGGTCATGAACCAGAACGCAGCCGCAGAAGAAGCATTTCAATTCATCGGCACTGACGAGTTGAAGCTTGAGCTATTCAAAATTCACTTCCAGTCAGGCGGCGCTAATTCAGATATCACTACCCGCACTATCGAAGCGGTGCGTAAATCGAAGGAAGCGTTATACCTGTTCACCACCGGAGCATAAACATGGCGCGCCCAACAAAGTATCAAGAGGCGTATGCCGAACAGGCACGCAAACTGTGCTTGCTGGGCTACACCGATGCAGAGCTTGCTGATTTCTTCGAAGTCAGTGAGTCAACTATTAACAAGTGGAAGCTTGATTATCCTGAGTTTTCGGAGTCCATAAAAAAGGGTAAGGCCGTCGCTGATGCAGAAGTTAGTGACCGTCTTTATCAACGCGCTATGGGCTTCGTGGCTCCAGACATCGATATTCGTGTTATTGAAAACAGAATTGTCGAAACTCCGCTTGAGAAGTATTACCCGCCTGATACAACTGCCGCCATCTTCTGGCTTAAGAACCGACAGAAGGATAAATGGCGCGACAAGGTTGATCACGAGCTAACAGGCAAAGACGGCGGCGCAATTCAGATTGAAACATCACCGATGAGCACTCTGTTCGGAAAATGACCTCGATTAATCCTATCTTTGAACCGTTCATTGAGGCGCATCGCTACAAAGTCGCCAAAGGCGGTCGAGGTAGCGGTAAATCATGGGCAATTGCGAGGCTGCTTGTTGAAGCGGCGCGTCGTCAGCCAGTGCGTATTCTTTGCGCTCGTGAACTGCAAAACAGTATCAGCGATTCGGTAATCCGGCTGCTTGAAGACACCATCGAGCGTGAAGGATATTCGGCTGAGTTTGAAATTCAGCGTTCAATGATTCGTCATCTCGGAACGAATGCTGAATTCATGTTCTACGGCATCAAAAACAACCCGACGAAGATTAAATCGCTCGAAGGTATTGATATCTGCTGGGTGGAAGAAGCGGAAGCGGTAACGAAGGAATCATGGGATATCCTGATACCAACCATCCGTAAGCCGTTCTCTGAAATATGGGTGAGCTTTAACCCGAAGAACATACTCGACGATACCTATCAGCGATTCGTCGTAAATCCTCCTGATGATATTTGCCTGTTGACGGTGAACTACACCGACAACCCGCACTTTCCTGAAGTTCTCCGTCTGGAGATGGAAGAGTGTAAACGCAGAAATCCGACACTGTATCGTCACATCTGGCTTGGTGAGCCAGTGAGCGCAAGTGATATGGCAATTATCAAACGTGAATGGCTTGAAGCCGCAACCGATGCGCACAAGAAACTCGGATGGAAAGCGAAAGGCGCTGTTGTCTCTGCGCATGACCCATCAGATACAGGGCCAGATGCTAAAGGTTATGCATCGCGTCACGGTTCGGTAGTTAAGCGCATTGCCGAAGGTCTGCTGATGGACATCAACGAGGGTGCTGACTGGGCTACTTCGCTGGCGATTGAAGACGGCGCTGACCATTACCTGTGGGATGGTGATGGTGTTGGTGCCGGGCTACGCAGACAGACAACGGAAGCGTTTTCCGGCAAGAAAATCACCGCCACGATGTTCAAGGGCAGCGAATCGCCATTCGATGAAGATGCACCGTATCAAGCCGGAGCATGGGCTGATGAAGTCGTACAGGGTGACAACGTTCGCACTATTGGCGATGTGTTCCGCAATAAGCGAGCACAATTCTATTACGCGCTGGCTGACAGGCTGTATCTGACATATCGGGCGGTTGTCTACGGTGAGTATGCAGACCCCGACGACATGCTGAGCTTCGACAAAGAAGCGATAGGCGAGAAGATGCTGGAGAAGCTGTTTGCAGAATTGACGCAGATTCAGCGCAAATTCAATAACAACGGGAAGCTGGAGCTAATGACTAAGGTCGAAATGAAGCAGAAGCTCGGTATTCCATCTCCTAACCTGGCTGATGCGCTGATGATGTGTATGCATTGCCCGGAGTCGGCTGCGCAACCCGACTATTCCAGTTACTCAATTCCTTGTGGTGTAGGTTGATATGGCAGAAAAAAAGATGACTGACTGGCATCGCAAGGTGCTGTGCAACTTTGATAATGCCTGGTCAGCAACGCAGGATATGCGTGAGCAGATTATTGAGGCTCAGCGTTTCGTCCGGGTGTCCGGCGCACAGTGGGAAGGCAGCACAAACGCTGGTTACTCATTTGATGAAGGCAGGTTTGAGCATTATCCGCGTTTTGAACTGAATAAGATTTCCCGTGAATGTGATCGCATCATTGGCGAGTATCGACAGAATCGCATCAGCGTTAAATTCAGGCCGAAGGATGACAAGGCATCGGAAGCTTTAGCCGAAAAAATGAACGGCAAATTCCGCGCTGACTATCAGGAAACATCCGGTGGCGAAGCGTGTGATAACGCATTTGATGATGCCGTAACGGGTGGATTCGGTTGTTTCCGCATGTGTGCCGATTACGAAGATGAAATGGATCCGAGTAACGAGCAGCGCCGCATCAGCCTTCTTCCTGTTTACGACCCAGCGACATGCGTCTTCTTTGATCAGGACAGCAAGCAATATGACCGCTCTGATGCTATGTGGGCTATGGAAATGTTCTCCATGACGCCTAAAGCGTTCGAGGCTGAATACCCTGATTCCATCGCGGCAAGCCTTTCTCGTGATGACACTGGCACTCAATATGACTGGTCAACGCCAGATGCCATCTATGTTGGACGTTACTACGAAGTCCGCATAGAGAAGGTGAAGCTCACGGCGTGGCGCAACCCTGTTAGCGGAGAAACGGCAATCTATGATGAAGATCAAATCAAAGATATTGTCGACGAGCTAACCGATGGCGCATTCGAACTGATTGGTGAGCGAACGGTGAAGAAACGCCGCGTTTATTGCGGCCTTCTGTCTGGCGCTGAATGGCTGGAAGAACCGAAGCGTATTCCGGGCGAACATATTCCACTCATCCCGGTATATGGGCGTCGCTCATTTGTTGATAATCAGGAGCGAATCGAAGGCCACGCAGCAAAAGCGATGGATGCACAGCGTCTTGAGAACCTGATGGTTTCCATGATTGCAGATAACGCCACTCAGGCTGGCGGTGATGGCATTCCTATCGTGGATGTTGATTTCATTCCCGGCCCATTAATGAATCACTGGGCAGAGAGGAATAAGAAAAGACCTGCAGTTCTTCCTATGACCAGCAAGAAGGACAAAAACGGAACAGTCATTTCAGAAGCTCAGGTTGCTGGCTGGACACCTCCGACACAAATGCCGCCAGCTCTTGCCGGGCTATTGCAGTACACCGGAACGGCTATTCAGCAAATTACAGGTGCGTCGCAGCTTGAGAACATGCCGAGCAACGTCGCTACCGATACCGTTGATAGCATCTTTAACCGGATGGACACGCAGTCCTATATCTACATGGACAACATGGCTAAATCCATGCGCCGTGCTGGCGTCGTGTGGCTTTCTATGGCTCGTGAAGTCTATGGCAGCGATACGCCAATGCGCATCGTTAATGAGGATGGCAGCGATGACGTGGCGCTGATGACTGGTGAAGTGGTTGACCGTCAGACAGGGCAGGTTATCGCGCTTAACGACCTTTCGCAGGGTAACTATGAAGTGACTGTCGATGTCGGTCAGTCGTTCGCTACTCGCCGTGACGCAACGGTTAAGTCGTTACTTTCCATGCTGGCACTTATCCCGCCCGGAACGCCGAAACACGACCTTGTATCGTCGATGATCCTCGACAATATGGACGGCGAAGGGATGGACGACCTTAAAGAATACAACCGCAATCAGTTGCTTCTGTCTGGAGTTATCAAGCCGAGAACGCCAGAAGAACAGCAGATGGT